ATTGTGTACAAGTGCAATAGCACGCAGATCATAAATGGTGATTCTTTCACCACCAGCTGTTAAATCCTGTGTGGTTATTGCCAGATTTCCTCTTCCCCATGCAATGGTAGGCTCGGACAGGGCACCCAATTGAGCGGTATCCCTTCCGGTTGTGCCAACCTGACAAATGGGTCGCAGTTCTGCAAGATCATAAGCATTCATAATGATACCGGATTCCCATTCAATGGGAACCAGAAACGCACCGGCTCCATCAGAAACAGACGATAATGCTCTCTTCTCTTCAGGGGACCAAACAACCTTCTCCCCCTCAAAGCCATACCGCATCCATTTTTCAAAGGTGGCCATTCTGAATTCTTTATCCTTGGCAGCACCCTCTTCGTCTCCCTTATTAGGATCAAAGTCAGGTCGATTCATCTTGACTTCAAAATCCTTCATGGTAGCTCGGATTGCAGTCAGATCGTCATTGACCTTGTCAACAATCTCTCGGGTCTCAGCAGTAGCTGTACCAGCTCTTGTCTCAGCCTCCAAGATTGCCTTGTCATTCCTTGTCTTAAACTCTTCAAAGGTTTTGTTGAGCTCCTCGTTGAGTTTTTTTCTTTCTTCAGCTGTCATAATATTTACTCCCTTATGTTTGATCTTCTGATTCACGGCAACTTTCTCTAATGTTGCCCAGCAAATTGGAGATAGTGTCAACTGTGCTTTCCTTGTTATCTTCAACTGCTCCAAGCAAAGCTCTCAATCTGATCTTCTCAGCATCACTAAATCCACCAATTCTCAACTCATCACAAAGTGTCTCAACGGCTTTGCTTCTTTCTTTTCGGTGAGCTGACCTGATAGATTCAGGTAACTCGGCCAATTTGTCACGGCTCTCTTTAGGCAGGATTTTGCCTTTGGAAAGTGTCGTTAATTCATCAATAGTAAATGATGTTTTAGCAGCCATTGCCTCAAGTGACTCTTCTATGTCTGTGACAAATATCTTTGCCAGTTCATTCCCTGAACCGTTTGCAAGAGCTATTTTACGCTCTTCCCAGAATCTGTCAACATATCCAGCCGCCCACATCAAATAAGATGTATGGAATCTCGAAATAGCAGCATCCAGCTTAGAAACAACATTGCCTTTATCGGAGTTGTTCCACCAAATATCATCAATTGTTTCATACAAAGCGTACATAATCTGATTTCCAGCTTCATACATCTTTATATTCTCAAGTGATTCGTCAAACTCTTCTGCACGCTTTTTAGCAACAGACTCGTCCGTCTCTTCAACATCTTTCTCTGCTGTCTCTCTGACACTAGTAATGACGGCTGTTTCGTTTGCCTCAAATGTCACAGGAGAAATCTCATACAGCTTTACTTCTGTTATCTTGCGCAGCCCTTCAATAACCTTGCTTTGCAGAACTGTAAAGCCAAATGACAATGTATCAATTACGCCAGCCTTCAAATTGTTATAAACATCAACTGCCTTTGCAACTCCTTCCGTAAGTTTGCCCTCTACAAAGACACCTTTGTTATCTTCCCTGATTTGAAGGAGCTTGCCTATGGGCTCATTTGTATTATGGTTCCAAAGAACCTTGATACGATTACCTCGTTCCGATATTGTCTTTCTGAATGCACCTTCCTGGAATGTTGAGTTATAAGAATCAACTGACCCCCATGTTACGATATAACCTTCAAATATCCATTCCCCGCCTTCCCCTTCTCTCATTTGCAAGGTTGGCTGTGCATGTCGATATTCTACATCTATACCATCTATTTTCTTATGCATGTTCCTAATCTCCTCTTTGTTTAATTCTCCCAAGGCAAAGGAGTGTTATTTTCAGCAAGCTGTATACAATTCCGTAAACACACGTGTGTCAACAGTGGTCTGTCTTCCATTGATAAAGCAAGCTTTTGAATCTCTCTGACAACAGTTCCTTCTGATAAATCCGAACGAAGTGCTCTCAACCTACCTATTAAAGTTATATATTTAAACATTGCTCTCACAACTAACTCCTTATTTCAAAAGTCATACTACTCCTGTAATTGACACGATCAGCTGCAGCCAATACATTATCTAACGGATACATTGGCCCTTGAGACATGCCAAATTTTGCAGAAAATCTCTCATCTATTCTCACAGCAGATTCAGAACCCCTCTCAATATGGGCATCACGAACACCAAATCCAGATGTTATCCACTTCTTATGGGTTGCGCCAGAATAGCCCGCACTGACAAATTGTCCTATGCTGCCTGATGTGCCAACTATTGTTCTGGATAATCTTAAAGCTCTTTCAGGTGAGAAGGTGCCAATATCTACAATGGCTTGTTGTAGCTGAGATGTCGTCCAAACATTATCAATTGCATCCTCCACCTGCTCCATAACTTGCTTGACAGTAGTCTTGTGTATCATACTTATCTCTGTCAAAACGGTAGCTTCTTCAGTAAGGTACTTATCAATCAGGGCTCCCGCCTCATCGTCAATAGCCCTTTTGTCAATTACAATCTGCCCCGCAGCTATCCTTGAATATTCAAATGTTATGCCGTCGTATAGATTCTCCCAATCTCCCCACGTTCCTGACAACAGGCTCTCCGCATTAATCTTACCTACTGTTCCATCGGCCTTTGTCTTTGCGTCAATCGCATTGGATATGATCTCGTGTTGATCGCCAAGCAATATCTCTATGCCCTTGCTTTTGCTAATTGCATATTTCTCTCGCCCTTCAGCCTCTTTGTCCAGATCTCTTTTCAAAAGCAAGCTGCGTGTTTCAATTTTATCACCGCTGGAATTGTTCACAGTGGACTCTTGTTTCGCAGAAGCATTTGTAACTTGGGGCATAGATACATCCCATCCCTCAAATTCTTCAACTCCAAAATCAAAAATCTTATTAAGCTGGCCAAAAGGAACACCCATCTGGAATAAGGTCTTAGCTGTCTTTGATCTTTCCAGGAGTGCCCTTCTGATTGCAGGGATGTTATTGAGGTTGTAGTTTATCTTTTCATCTTCCTTAAGCTCTCCTCTGCCTTTAAAGAAAAAATTGAAGGTGTCTTTTAAATCATCTAATATAGGTATACATGTCTGAAACCAGAATATAAGCTCAGATGTTTGATAATTATTATATGTCGAGGACTCTTGAGTACCGGCATATGGAGGAGGAACACCAAATATTATAAATATCTCATTCCTGTTAAATTTACGTGACTCTAAATAATCCATCTGCACGGGCGTGAGAGCAGTTCTTGTATACTTTGCTTCACTGCCAATTACTCCGATTCGACGGGCATTGTCTTTTCCAGCGTACTTATTATTCAATCTATCTGCTACTGCATCGGCATCAGTTTGGCTTTTAAACTCCCGCTTAAAAGAAAACACCCCATCCAAAACCCCTCTATTCTGCATGGCGGACTTGTTCCAATCCAATTGCTCAACATCAATGTCAACTGTTTTGGCTACTGCTTGCAATGGGCCTATACCTAAATACGGATTAGCGGGATCAAAATATTTGAAATGTAAAATTTCTTTCGGTTCAAATGTCACCTTGACTGATGTATCTAAAGCGTATCCCTTTATCCATTCTGAGATATCTTTTGATAGAACGGGCTTTAATCTATCAGGAGACACAGGCCACAATTCGGATGTTTTCCCTGAAGCCTCGACAGCCTTTAAATAAGAATTGCCTCCCAGCTCTAACCATGATACCAAAAGCTCAAACATGTCCTGCCTGGAGATAGCATCATTGGGATGATTAAGTAAAACAGAAAGAGGATGATTGTCAATATACTCGCCCTCTTTATCAGTAACACCCCACGGAACCGAAGCAACAGATTTTGATATAAGACTCACTGCTCTATAAACCCAACCGTTTGCCTTGTATCCATCCTTGACAGCCTTTTGAATTGTCCAATTGTTATAAACGGGCATCCCGCTTTTGATAACAAAGGAATTTGAAAAGGCTATATTCCTGGTAAGATAATTTTTTGCTCTGGTGAAAATGTTCATTTGTCAATCCTATTCATCATTATGCTATAAACACATCGGTGGCACCAGCCAGTTTATTAAAAGCTCCGCCAGCAGCATCTACCTGATCTTTATATGCTCCTGCAGGGAACACCACATGCTCCCTAATAAATGGAGAATTCCAAGGGCCTCTTAAAAGCTTGACATTCCTACCCGCAACCTGTATTGAATATGGTTCAGCTCGTTTTTCTTTTGCCTCTGAAACTTTATCAACGTAAATCCTAAAGCCCGCTAAGTTGCGAACTGTATTTTCTGCGGATTCTTTGCCACCACTGCCGGGTTCTTGTTCTATCCATATGTCAACAGATAGGCCATCAATCTCGGCAACCTGTTTAATTATCTTTTCTCTTTTGGGCGCTGACCACTGTCCAGTAATAACATCGCTGACAACGAAGGTCCCATCTTCTAACTCATGCATCAGTACGCCAGCAGTAAATGCTCCGCCTCCCTCAGTTCCTGCTTAATCCCAATACCTAATAGAATCAACAATTGTATCGGCTTCAATTGCCTTAACAATAACAAAATCCTCAGCATTAAACATCTGCCCTGCTGCCTGGACCTCCCAGTCACCCTCTTCCAGCTGCTTCCTTGTTACATTATCAAGTTTTGAAAGTGATTTTGTTCTATATTCTTCTGCATCAATATGAGGGTTATCTTCAAGTTTTGCGGGAATAAAAATAACACCCTCGTCTCTTGTCAAGGGATCAACGTATCTGGCCTTTACCCATGCTCCTCTTTTAATTTGCTCAAGAGCAGGAGGGTTGCTTGCACACCTAAATCGTGATGGAATTGCAACGCCTTTCTTCCTTCTTAATCTGGAAAACAAATATAAAGCCTGATTCTCTCTAATACCAACAATCTCATCAATTCCAATAAAGTTATAAGATGGCCCTTGGTAATTAAAATGATCCAGTGGCCCACTTAAATATCCAAATGATAGGGTTGCGTTAGAAGGAAATAAATAATGGTTTCCGTCTTTCCATACTGCATCTGTATTCTGCAACCAAGAATGCGCCAGTGGAATAAGGCCATTGGGTTTTGTAAGATTAGCAAAAGTATCTCTAATCAGTAACGCATCGTAACCAGGGACATCAACATATTGCAAACCCGCCATGAGAAGACCAACTGATTTTCCTGGACCCGCAGCGCCACCAAGAAAAGCCTCCTCACAATCTAAACATAAAAATGCCTGCTGCTTAAGAGTAGGAATCCATGGAATGTACTTTGTTAATTTAGGCGTCAATAATTCCTTGATGTTGGGGTTCGCCTTTACTATGTTCAATAAGTCCTCTTGCGATAAACCCGCTTCCGATGAGGATATCAAGGACTCCGGCAACCCGTTCATCTGATCTTGGAATTTCAACGCTGAGTTTGTGCTCATGTTCATGATTATGTTCTATCCTGCCTTCCTGAGTTACTTTCTGCCCATATAGCTGGGGATACTTTCTTTCTAACCACCAAGCCCCTGCATTCCAATCCGGCTTGAGATACTTTTTATATTCTGTTACACTAATTACTTTTCCGCCTTCATCTTTCGCTGTTCTTATTTCTGTTAGATATTGCTTACCTTCTTGCGCATTCCTTATTGATTGTAAAGCTTTAGCGTGCCCTTCTGCTTCTACAGCCCTAATAGCTCTAAAAAAAACAAAAAATTTATTGGGCTTCTGGACCTTCATAAATTCGTTTATAAACACTTCCATCTCTAAGGGGTCCTCTGTATTCAATTCACCTGTTTTTTCTAATTCCTGTATGATAATACCTATTGTCTGTTTTATTCTATCTGCTTCTTTTACCCCCCAATTCATCCAATTTCTATATGTTTGATCTGTTATTCCTACTAATTGACATGCGTTTATTATTGGCATTCCTAATTCAATTGAATAAAGTATGTTCTTCTGGATTGTTGGGGTTAGTTTAGTACTCCTGCCCGCATTAAGATGTTTGTTGTTTTCGTTACCATTATTATTTTTGATATGATCTAAAAGGAAAGGCTTTATTAAACTTGCATAGGAGGTTTTCTTTGGTTTGGATTTAATTATTTTTCGGATGAATTTAGACATAAATTTTTCACTCTTTTTTTATGAGTTTGCAATAAAGTCTATAAATACAAATATCTTTTTTATATTCTATTGTTATCTTTGCTGAACATCAAGTTTTTTTACCTTAATTATGTTTATTTAATTAACTAAATGTGATCTTTTTTTAGAAACCTTAGTAAATAAGAGGGTTTCCTTAAACTTATTAGTCCTAAGGCTAAAATAATTTTATAATCGGTTATAGTTAGGTCTAAATCAGTTATAATCCGGTTTAATCATATTAAAACTTTCAAATTCCAAACCTTTAAAAATTCTCAATACTATAATCGGAGGTTATCATCTTGAAAAAGCCTTACATAAAAAATTTGCTTCCTGCCGTATACATGGGGAATGGTTCGCGCCAACTCAAGAATTATTACATTTTATTAAAAATCCCCAATGTAATCAATTAAAAATTCTTAATAGTGCCCATAAAGATCATTATAGCAAAAACAATAATGAATGTAGATGGTGCAGTTATAAATGGTATGGAGATGCAAGCAGACAAAAAACCTGTCCCTGGTGTTCAAAATTTGAATGGAAAAATGAAAACGATCAAAAAATTGAGCCCCCAAAGCCCATTTTACCCAAAATAACAACTGAATCCGAGCTACCCAAAAGAAAAAGGAAAACTAAAACAATCCCATTTAAACATATAGTCAACTCAAAAAAATTCAAAAAAGTTATACAATTTTATAACAGAGAAACACTTGATATTATTAGTAAATAAAAAATATCTGAAAAATAACTTTATTTATTTTCATTTTATTTTCATTATTTGCTTGACTTTCTTTATTATATGCTTATATTATAGATAAGATGAAAAGAAACAAACATAATAAAGGAGAAAACAAAATGATTAAACTGTATAAAATAGTTAACGGAGAAATTAAACTGGTAGATTATGGAATTAAAAGTAAAGCAGAGGAATATGCTAAACAAGGATATATAGTCCTTCACTAAGGAAAAATTAAAATGAGAACCAAGGATATTAAATTTATTATCGACCCACTAAAAGAAACCAGTAAAGAAACCAGGGTTGATACTCTTGTATTCAAATCAACCGGAGAAGCTCTTGCATTCGGCATGATAGCTACCCCTAAACAGAGAATAGTACTAAAAGCAAAGCATAAGGAAGCCGAAGCTCATGGCAATAAGCTTATGAATGACAATAAGCTTGACGAAGCTATTAAAGTAGCTACTGAGGCACAGTTTTACCGTGAAGCTTATCAGGCTAAAGAGATAGTTGCAAAACATCCAGAGTTTACTCCTAAAACTATAGTTTAAACAACGCTTAATAATAATAAAAAAGGAGACAACGACATGGAGAACAAAAAACTTTATATCAATAGTGATAGATTACAACATTGGACACTTTATAGACTTTGTGAAGCTAACTCCCGTAAATGTTGGGCTACAGAAACATCAAGGCGGCTTTTTTCTTCCAGCCGTCTCCAAAAGCACGACATATTGATAATTGTTAACTTAACCTCTGAACCTGTCTTTGATTTTGAGGAATTGAAGGCAGACTTGAGAAGTTAAACAATTAAATAAGGAGGTATATCGTGATAAGAACAAAACTTGCTATAAGAATACTCACTAAAAAAGAGCAAAACCACCTTACAAAGAACGGCATAAATAGCATTAAAGCTATGAAATCTCAGATGGAACACTTAAAAAAATGGATCCAGAAATGCCGGGGCGCACCTGTTGGGATTGTTGGAGCATTGGTAGGAAATTGGGGCTTCTGGAAACAATAATAATTGACAGACCCCATGTTTTAAAAGTTACCCGCAATGAGAAAACAGACGAATATGAAGTAACAATCAAAGATGCTTTTAAAGTTAAAACCATACAAATAAAGTAAAGAAAGGTAAATCATGCTAAACAAAATATTTTATAAAACAGTTTTAATGCCCATTTCAGTTCCTTTTGGAGTTTTATGTTGGGGAGATAATAGAATATGTGAACACTTTGATAATGAAGGAGGTCACTCAACTTGCGATCTTGGATTTGATATTGATTATGATTCAGAGACAGGAACTGTCAAGAAAAATGAAAAGTGTTTGAAATTAAACGAAGTTATATAAATAGTAATTAAACAGAACTCGGAGGCAAAACTTATGCAGAATTATTTAGATTACAAGAAACTAATACAGAAAATATCATTGTCATGGCACAAAACAACAGGCATAGATTTAGAAACGTTAATTGCAGAAGCTAATGTCGTATTTGTCGAATGCCAAAATGACCACGACCCCAGAAGAGGTAAATTCTCAACACTGCTCTATCATGCAATTGAATCCCGTTTTAAAAACCTTATAGTTCTAAACAATAGAAACAGATACGATGGAGTAGAAGTACAACTGGAAGCCATAGCTTTATCATCAAATCACAACCCAGAGAGAGAATGTATTTTTAAAAATACATTAACCACCTTATCTTCAGAAGCCAAAACCATAATCAATGTTGTTTTGGAAGCCCCTGCCGATCTAATGGCCATGCTTCCAAAGCCGAGATTGAGCAAGCACCAATTAACAAAATATCTACGTTTAAAAGGCTGGAAAGGCCCAACTATACATAAGGCCTTTAATGAAATAAAAAAGGAATTGACATGATAATTTATATAGCAACAAATGAAATTGATGGAAAATCTTATATTGGGCAGACAATTTTTACATTAAAAAAGCGTAAGGCAGGACATATTTATGATGCCTTGAACTATAATTCACAATGCTATTTTCATAGAGCAATTCGGAAATATAGCATCAAAAATTTTACCTGGAAAATATTAGATAGATGCAAAGATATAGAAACTCTTAATGAATTAGAAAAATTTTATATTGATTTCTACAATACTTTTCAAAACGGTTATAATTTAACAACCGGAGGAGAAAATCGTAAGCTTTCCGAAAAAACTAAACAAAAAATATCTATTTCTCACAAAAAAGAAAATCTCTCTAAAGAAGCCAGAAAAAGAATGTCTATTTCTCACAAAAAAGAAAATCTTTCTAAAGAAACTAGGCAAAAAATGTCCGTTGCTCGCAAAGGTATAAAGCTTTCTAAAAAAACAAAAAAGAAATTATCTATCTCACAAACAGGAAGAAAACATTCAAAAGAAACAAAATTAAAAATCAGTTTAGCAAATAAGGGGAGAAAACTTTCTAAGAAAATTAAACAAAAAATGACTATAACAAATAAAGGAAAAAATGCTCGGGCTGTGGTTATTGAAAGTAAATTATTTCATACTATTACAGAAGCAGCTAAATTTTTAAACATAAACTATTGGACACTATATTCCAGGCTAAATAAATAATTTTTAGGGATATAATTATATCAAACTTTTAAAAACCCAAAAAATATTGTATAATATATCATATGGAGGTAAAAATATAACAAAATGAGGATTGAAAATGGATGAAATAGCCTGGCCAATCGCAGAGAAAACTCAAAAAATTTTATCAATTATTGAACCCGATGTTAAAATCAGCCCCCTTGATCTATCCTGTTCCGAACCGTCTCCATGTAAAGCAAGTAAATGTCCAAGAAGACATAGCGATAAGAATTTCTGCTGTGATACTTGTGAACGGCTTGAAGCTTACAGGCTGAATCAGCCGTATGCCCATTTACCATTCAGTAGAGTATCAAACCAAAAAAGACATGGGCTGGCCAGGGCTTAATGAAACGATCAAAAAATCAAATGGCAACTAAACAACTGTACCACGGCGAATACAACTGGTATGGAGAAGTTCATAAATTCTGGACTTATGCCAAAAGCCCAGCCGGAGCACATAGACAATTTATGTCCCGGCTGGCAAAGTTATTGGATGTAACTGGATATCTTGTGAGATGCTATTATTCACTGGATAAAGATAATTTTAAAGTCACAGAGAAGGAGAAGTGAATTATGAAAAAACAACACACATTTGATATTTTATCGGATAAAAAATGCGAGAGCAAAACATGCAAGCGAAAGTTGAAACTGAGGCTTGTAGAAACACGAAAAGCCAGCAATATAAGGTTATGTTTCAGATGCCATAAAATAGAGCAGGGCAGAAGAGATCATGTAATGAAAGGTTAAATATGGAAATTGCAATAACGAATAAATTACGGTTGTCAGATATTCCTGCTAATTTTTCTAAAATATTATGTGAAGAATTAACAATTGACAATCCTCAATATTTAGAAAATAAAAAACATCAAAGATGGAATGGCAAAACTCCAAGGAAATTATATTTTTATGAAAAATCAAATGGCAATTTAATTTTACCAAAAGGCTTTATCGACCAATTAATTTCTTTGAGTGATGAAAACGAACAATCATTTTTTATAAACAATAATACCAGAAATCTTCCTGAAGTTAATTTTAATTTTAATGGAAAATTAAAAAAATTCCAAAAGCCCGCTGCTGAAGATATACTTAATTTTGATTTTGGGGTATTAAGCGCCCCAACCGGCAGCGGGAAAACAGTTATAGGGCTTTATTTAATAGCGCAAACCCAACAGCCAGCATTAATTATAGTGCATACAGTTGATCTTTTGAATCAATGGATTCAGAGAATTGAAAGTTTTCTTGGAATACATAAAAACAACATTGGGGTTATTGGAGCAGGACAAAAGAAAATCGGAAAAGAAATTACAGTTGCGCTCGTTCAAAGTTTATATAAATGTGCTGAAGAAGTTTCTCCTC